AGCTACTAAAGCTGTAAAGCTATAACCAATAGCCATACGTCCTCTAGCAGTAGCCTTAGCTACATTTAGATCAGCTTGACTCTTGATACCATATTGCAACAGTTCAGGATCATCCCAAGATTTTGTGAATATATCAGTATGCTCTTTAATTCTTAGATTAAGAAGTGGAGTATACTTTGAAGTCATCTGCAAAGCATTTACACCTGTCCTAGCAAATAAGAAATAAGGTTTAAGGAATGGTAGCTTATCAAAGATCTTATCTATCTCCTTAGCTGTACCAGTTAATGCTTTAGTTAGCTTTGCTTCATCAGCTGCAAACATAGCCATCTCATCTGTAACTTGTCCATCAGCTGAGAACACTTTAGATTCAAAGTCTTGTTCAACTTTCCTAAGTAGATCTGGCATATCCTTATCACTAACAATAATACCTTGATCATTTAGCTTTGTATAAACATCATCAAATGCAAGTTGTCTCTGTCTACCTCTACCAATGATTTGTGTAAAGTAGGTATCCATTGCTTTCATGGTTCTAGGACCATAATTAAAGAATGGAGACTTGTTAAGACTTCTTAAGTTATCAGCAACCAAAGCTGCAGCCTTATCACCAGCAGTTCCGTTCTGATCGAAGTGAGACATCATTGCTCTCCATTCTTGATCAGCTGTTGTTTCAGTAAATCCTCTAAAGCCTTTTTCATCTAAGTTGTAGTTTTGGAAGTCAGCTACTGCTTTTCTCCAAGCTTCAGTCTGTGCTTCCATCATCCCTCCAAGTGATGCAGCTGCACTTCTAAAGGTCTGTCCATCCATATCTCCTATAGCACCTATCATGGTTGCTACAGGTCGCATAGCTGTACCTAAACCAGTACCAACTAAAGCTCTAACTACAGTCTTAGGTCCAGATAGTATTGAGTTAATACCCATTACCATCATTTCGTTTAAGATGGCATTCCTTTGGTATTGATTACCATTCTTATAGCCATGTAGCTTGTTTCTGAAGAAAGCATCTAAGTCTTTCCAAGTTTGCTTATTACCGTTACCAGTAGCAGTGAAGTGTATAAATGATTCTAGTAAATCATTATCTACATCACCTTTTAGAAGTTGTTTAAATGTAGCTACTTCACTAGCTGCAGCATCAGAAGCGTTTGATATTATTTGTTTAGTATCGAATTTACCTACTTTTTCTCCATCTCTAAACCTTCTTAGGTTATAAGATGATGCAATACTGGTTTCCTTCCTTAACCTAGCTATAGCTGAGTATCTAGATAATATCCCATCTAATAATCCTCCAGGGGATGCAGGACTGATTTGATCAGCAACACTTAAACTAGCCTTAGCTAAGTCTCTAGCCTCATATAGAAGCTGACCAAGTACTACATCAGTAGCATTTAACTGAGCTTTATTAAGTATTGGTAGACCTTCAATCAATGTTGGGTTGGTATCTACATTCTTGATGTATGAAATAACGTCTGCTTCAGGGATATCAATTAGACGACTATTACCTGAATCACTAATAAATTTGAATATATCAGTAGCAGCATTCTTCAGATCATCTTGAATTACCTTTGCATTAGATCCTTCGTATAAAAGGTTATATGCAGGACTAGCTTGTAATTGCTTTGCTAAAGCATTCGACTCTGCAAGCATCATACCTGGAGCTGTATATTCAGCTCTTCGTATGTTTGCTTCAGTGATAGTTCCCTCTGGTGATCCGTACTTTTGAGTAGGATTATTCCTGATCTCTATCATGTCTCTAACACCTTTAACAGGGTTAGATGTAGACATTAAAGCTTGGTTATCAGAGATATCACCACCTTTAAGGTATGCAGGGTTTTGACGAGAACTATTAGTACTTAAATCAAATTCAAGTTGCTCTACTGCTAACTCAACATTTGCATCACCTTGCTTACGAGAGTTAAGAGTAAAGTCCCTTTCATCTCCCCAATCAAGATGATTCTTCTCAGCATAGATCTTTCTAAAACCATCTCTTTGCTCATCATTTAAAGCTTCCCAAGGTTTGTTTTTACCTCTCCATTCAGCAATAGATGGTACTTTAGCACCACCTCCCATTGGGGTTAATGCTCCTTTATCAAAGGATACTACAGCTGCCTTTTTAGTTCGTGGATTAACAAATCTAACTTTAGCTTTACCTTTCTCAAAGCCTACGATTGTTCCGTAGTTTTCTCTATCAGCAGCTTTTACCCTAGTTCCTTCACTAAGTTTGTTAGCTTGGTTTTTAAACTTTCTATAAAGACTCTTTTCAAAAGTAGCCTTAGCCCCTTTCTCTACATCATTTGTTAATGCAGCATAATCAAGATCACTACTATCATTAATAGCTTTATAGAGTTTATCAACATTTCCTCCTGTGATCTTCTTAGCAGCTTTCTTCTTACTTCTAGCTATGGATTTAAGTCCTAAACCCATACCTTCAAAAGTTAGATCTAAGAAACCTCCAATACCTAAACCATCTCCTACATTATAAGCTGCTTTCATAGCTGGAGACATAGTGTCTTTTGTAGCTATTGGCTCAAGTAATCCAGACCATTCAGGTTTAATATTAATAAGACTTCTAGCTAAATTAGCTTCCTGGGATTGGTTACTGATGGCATCATATACACCACCTTGAGCCATACCTAATCCAACACGTCCTAATCTTGTAGCTTTAGCTGCAGTTGCAACGCCTTTGAGACCTTTAACTCCCCAAGTAACTTTACCAGCTCCTACAAAACCACCAGCCATTTCTATACCACCTCTAATGAAACCTCCCCATGCAGTATGAGTTATTGGTTTATTTTTAATTAACCAAGGTGCATCATATGACCAGGGGTTTTCAGGATCAGTAGGTTGGTAGAATCTTTTATCTAGTAGTTTAGGTAGAGAACCAACACTGTTATATAGATCTATAACACCTCCAGCTACAGCACTACCAAGTTCTTTTACGTTGTTAGTCTTTTTAACTGGTGGAGTAGGTGTTGACTCTTGTGCGACTGTTTCTTGTTGTTGTACCTCTTTTTGAGCTTTCTCTTCTTCTATAGCATCTAAGCTTTCTTGTACTGCTCTGTTGTGAAGCCTAGTATCGAAATCATTACTCCGATCCATAATTCATCATTTTGTTATTCGTTTAAGTGGTGATACAGTTCGACCTATGAACTCGTTATAAACAGCAGCTGGTATCTTTGTTAAATCAAGACGAGTATTTAATGCAGCTGCAGTCTCTTCATCTAGTTCACCTTTCTGTTGTTTAGCTGTTGTTATAAAATGCTGTCCTACGCCTGGTATTGGTTCCATCATTGAATTATCTGCATACATAGTAGCCGTATCTGCATATACTCGTTCTTTATAAAGTAATTTCTGCATCTCAGGAGTAAAATAATCATCAGTAGATAACATACCTGTCCCAACAAAACGTCGGAGTTCTGTATTGCTAAATTTAAAAGCACCTACTTCTGAAACTACACCTTTATTTTGAGCATCAATTATATTCTTTATTGGTACAAGACTGAGATCTGCGCCAAATACACTACTACCTAAACCTAGTCCATTACCTGATGCTGAAGTCGTAACTACATCATAGGGATTGCCAGTATTAAAGTTATAGACATCTTTAGGTATAAAAGAAGTAGCTAAAGCATCTTCCATTTCTACATCATGATAAGAAGCTGCTAACCATGTCTTTGCTGTAGATCCTCTATCAGTTATAAGTTTTCTATTTGCAGGTGGTATAACTCTAAGTATTCCTTCATGTCCTCTAGGTTCAATTTTACCAGATTTAATACCTGCCTCTGCAAGAGATTCAGCCATTTCAAATGGAGTTCTATTTGGATCAACTGCAGCCATACCATGTAAGAACAATGGCATTCTGCCTGTTCTATTTAGGTAGTTAACAACTTGTGTTCTGTCATGTTCAGTTAGTAATCCAGTTAGATCTCTCTTTTCTATGACCGCTTCCTGGTATCCCCTAAGTATTGATGTGGAGTCATGATCATTAACAAAACCTGCACCTGGACCATAGATAATATTTCCAGCACTATCTACTGCTCTCTCGTAAATTGAACCTTCAGTGTTGTTGTTTAATAATTGGATTTCATTATCAATTATCTTTTGGTAGATATCTGTTGGATCACCACCTGTTTGGCCAATTAAAGCAGGTTCAATTAATTTACTTACTTTATGCTTTGCTCTAGATATAACTCTTTCTGCCTCAGCTCTGACTTCAAACTTTGATTTAGCACTCTTACTAGCTTTAGCAATTATAGCTTTTTCTAACTGACCAAAGATTCCTTTTTGATCAACAATTGCATGTTGACCATCTATAGCTTTCTTGCCATACTCATTCCACAGAGTTTCAGGAACTAAATGAAGGTGCATCATCATTAGCGATCCATTAGCTACCTTTTCATCTAGGTACTGTTTAGCTGCCTCAATCTCCATAGGTTCTCTGTTCTTACTCGCCTTTACCCACGGCGCGTATTTCTCCATATCTTCTCTAGAGAAACCTTTACCTTTATACCAATCTTCTAATCTTTTCCATTCCTCAGCATTGTAATCTCTACCATGCTCTGCTCGGTGTTGTTCATATAACTGAAGACCTTGAATGTTTGCATTCTTTTTACCTTCTACATAAGTTAATCTGTTTTGATTTTCCCTCTCATGTAATGCTTTTTGAACAGGTTTAAAAAGTTCTTCTTTACTTTCACCTATAGTTGTTAACTGTCCATTGATTTCAATCTCTGTAGATAATATCTTCTCAAGCTCCTCTCCATTCATCTCACCACTTGATACCATCTCCTCAAGAACCTTTGTTACGGTTCTCCACTTATAACCTTTATCACCACCACTATTTACATAGTCTTTAATCCATTGTGTACCACCTGGATCTAATGCTTTATAGCTTATGACATCTTCTTTATCATCTTTAAAGTTCTTTAATTCTCTATTCTTGCTGAGTGTTTGGTTTAATTGTGCATTGAACTCGTCAGCAAGTTTATCCATTGCAGGTTGGAAATACCGTTTAACTAATTCAGGGTTATCTTCCATGAAATACATCTTTTGAAACTCAGCATCATGCCTTGCTCTAAGTGCTTTCAGTTCAGTCCCAACCATTAATTCAGGATCGCTTTCCAATTCAATACCAGTCTTACCTGATCTACTTTTATTATTGGGGTTTCTTTTATATTGTTCCCATGATGCGTTTAAGTTATTGTTGATAGCAGCTTGACCAGCTGCAGCTCTAAAACCAACTAACCTGTAACCACGTAACCCTCTTAACTGTGCTCTTTGAAGACTACTTGCATTTGGAAAGTAACTATCAATAACCTTATTTAATGCAGCCTCATTACCTCTTAATGTCTCTAATTGTTTGCTATAAGCTATAGCTTTAGAAGCATCACCACCGATTTGGTTCAGAAGTACCTTACCTTCAGAAGCTAATCGACCATATCTTGCATTATCAATAGCAGCATAATTCTTCATTGCTGAAGGTATGAACTCTATTAAATCCTTCAGCCCAGGTTCATCTGGTTTATATTGCTGTTCTTTGATTTTAGTAGCTGCATCATTTATTCTTGTTTCATAATGCTGCATCTCAGCTTCATGAAATGCTTTAGCAAAATCTCTAGATAAGTTTTTATTCTCTCTTCTTTGTTCTTTTTCTTTGTAGTTTTTTTCCTTTAGAGCTTGTAGTTGCTCATTCCTATTTTGTAAGTTTTGACTTCTAACCTCTCGCATACCACTTAAGGTACGTTCTGTTTCCTGTTGTAGTTTTAAAGTTTCATCAGGAACTTGGAAAGGATCAAAACCTTTTCTACGGGCTGACCCCCGAAAAGTTAAGTTTGCCATTGTAGTTATTTATAATGAACTTAAAAAGGACAATGCACCAACAGCTAAACCGATAGGACCAGCACCTATTGACATTAAACCAGTCGCACCAGCTGCTCCGAATCCTGCAGAAGCTGCCATACCAGCAGCACCAAGCCCAGTCATAACACCAGTTAAAGCAGCACCACCAACTGACATTCCACCAACATTTGAATCCATCATTGCACCTTGTATAGGAGCTGGTGGTAGCTTTGGTTCTTGTGGATCTTGATACTTAGGTGTAGGTAGATCAATAGGTTTAAATTTATCTAGGTTTAATTCTTCTCTACCTTTTGATGGATCAAGCATACGTCTCGCATCAGCTTCTAAATCAGCTTGCTTTTTAGATCTTGCTAGATCCTTCATGTTCATTGCTGAAGCTTCTACTGCACTATCAAGAGTAGCTTTTAAAATATCTTGATCAGTTGTAAATCTAGATCCTAAATTATCTATATCCCAATCAATCTTTTTAAGATTTAAACCTGTTTTAGTTTGTGCATGTTTAAGATTATTCTCTAATGTCTTTACATCTAGAGTTGTACTCTCAATATTATCGTAAACCTGTTTTCTTATTTGATCTAGATTTAAACCACCTTTCGCATTACTGACTTTTAAATTTCTATCAATTTCTTGTAAATTTAGTAATGTCCTTTCAATGTTCTGTCCTGATTCCTCTGCTATTTGTTGTAGGTTTAATTTAGACTTTTGATTAGCAGTAGCAGCGTTTGATAAATTATTCTTCATACGAGCTTCAGCAGCTGCAGAACCACGTATCAAAGTCTCAGCTATATAAGATTGTTGTCTACCAAGTTCAGCTAATACCATCTGAATAGCCTTACCTTGAGATCTACCAGACTGTGTTAAAGAAGCTTGACCTTGAGCTTTTAAAGCTTTTAGATTTGATTCTGTACTGTCATGTGCTGCTTTAGCGTAGGCGTTTTTAGTTTCTCTACGGATCAGATCATTTTGTTGTTGAGCTATCCTATCTTGAGTATCAACATCCATTAGCAATGAAGCTTTCTTAAATCTTCTCTCAGATTCTTTAACAAATAAATCCTGTACATTAGTTGCCTGTTCAAATTGAGCACTACCAGCTTTATCTATCATCCCAATCTTTGTACCAGCTTGAGCAAACTTTGCAGATTCTGTATTCTGTTTAAGGTTGATTAATTGTTTTTGTTTTTGGCTTTCAATTGAATCCTCTTGTTGTAGTAATCCTAATTTCTGAGATGCTTGATCAAACCCTTTACTACCTGTAGCTTCATATAAATCAGCTATTAAATGCTGATTCTGAAATGCTGATTCAATGAATTGTTCATTTAATACAGCCTCTTCTCTATCAACTGCATCGTTATATTCAACCTGATTGAACAATAGAACATTGTCATATTGTTCTTCAGACTTTTTAAATACAGCATCTTGCTGATCCCACTGATACTGCTGTTGGGATTTACCCATCTCCCACTGCTGTTTAGCAGTTTCTTCCTGATAAGCTTTTGACTCTGCGTCAGCTTCTTTTTTAAGTTCTAGATTTTCAACACTGGTATAGTAGTTATCCCATTTTGTACCTTTCTTTGTACCATCAGCATTAAATTTCTGTTCTCCAGTAGACTCATCAATACCCCAAAGGTACTGATAGTTCTTCTTATCGTATTGATACTTTTTCTTGATCTGATCATTTTGATGATCGATCATATCGTCTGTATCGCTGCCTCCTCCACCGAATGACATGGTTTATTCTCCAAGTTGTTTTTTAAATAGTTTTCTAACCTCCAGCGATATAGGTGGCATCGCATCATAACCTTGGGTTAGTAAGGCTACTATTGGTATGACTTCATGTAAGGTATCTCTCCAGACATGTGCATAGATTTGATCTGTATCGTCTCCTTTCTCAGCTACATTTGCAGCCATCCACGCATTAAACATTGAGAGATGTTGAGATAACAAAACGTCTTGGTGTCTAATAAAGAATGGATTAGTTGGTAATCTGACGAATAAGTATTCAAGAACTTCTAAGTGCTCCTCTCTAGTGATTACTTGATCGTTATCAAATACATCGTCTAGTACACGTGTGATACGTGCAAGCATCCAAAGATATTGAGCAGCATTAGCGTCTCCACCAGCTGCTAACTCAATAATCTTTTTAGCTTTCTCATCTATAATTTCTCTTTCCTTTTGGGTGGTCATGCTCTACTATAAAATCGTGGTGAATAATATCCCTCCCACATCATTGCTGAAAGTGAGACAGGGAATGGTGAATCGCTAAAGGCTTTTAGCGTAAAGTTGGTATTCTTTTGATGTATTGGTATTGACGCTACAGACTCATTAGCTAGAGCTACGTCGTTAGCTAGGTATTCGTTTGCAAGTGCAATAGGTATAACATCATCGTAATCTGTTGTTCCTTTTCTCTTTAGTTTAAAACTAATAACTCCAGATAATCCTACTGAGAATTTAACTCTAGCTATGGTTAAGGTAGAAGTATAATCAGCCTGAGTACCTTGTTCATTTAGTGAGAAATATATAGTTGGTAGTTCAATATCATAGGTGTACTTAAACCCTACGATTACCTTACTAGCTGTAGCTCCAGTGAAATCTTTAAATGGAACCTTAAAGTAAGTACCTCCACCATCTGTAGCTACTGTTGGTGTGATGGTAAAACCTGATTCAACAAACGTAGGGTTAGTCAAGTCAGATGCAGCACTACCAATAACAAGTACGGGTGATAAGCCAGTTACATTATTAAAAGGTATATAACACTTAGAGAATGGGTTAACAGGATCTGTCTGGTCATAAGCTACGGAACTAGCAGTTGCATATAAATCAATACAAGGGTTCATCTTCTGACCATCTGAGTTAACCAATATGGTTTCCTCTGGTGTTTGGTTAAGACTTGCACTAACTAATGTGTACTGACCACCTTGCATGGTGACTGCATACATCACATCAGAATCAACTGATACTGTTTGTACTAATCCTGGTAGTTGCCATCTGAACCAAGATTGCATTACATCTCTTTGACCATCATTATAAGTTCTGTTATAGAACTTGGTATGTATTCAGATACCACTCTTCCTATATCTAAGACAGACGGGTTCATCTCTTGACCAGCTGTTCTCATCTGATAGATACGTGTAAAACCTGGAGTCTTACTTAGGAAGATTAGGTTCGTACCATTATCAACAGGATCAATATTGATATCCATTTCGTAGTTAGAGATACCACGAATGATCGTTGAGGTAGGAGTGAAGATACCATTAGGTGCATACATCAAGAACTGTTGGTTCTTACTGAACAGGATTAAACCCTGTGCAGTTGGTAAGACACCTGTAAGTAATGTAGGTCTAATACTAGAAGTACTTAAATCAACTGGGTCAGAAGCTATCTGGGTCATTGCTGACACATGATAGAAGTTATAGAACTCGTTAGCCTGACTCATTGATACATTATCATCAACCAAGAAACCAAGACGGCTACTATGGAAGAAAGCTTGTTGTATCTTTTTACCTACAAAACTAGGGTGTGAGTTAGTTGCATCATCACCAGTAAGTCTATCTGTCCAAGTTATAGCTCTGAATGTAAAAGCATTAGTACCTGTATTAACTAGCTCATGAGGCATAGTTGTAGCTGTTAAACCTGGAGACACATCAGGTGCGATGTATTCCTCCCAGTAACCAGCTCCAGATGTACCATTATCAGCTATGAATCTTGAGTAGTAAGTATCGTTCTCTGAACTTGTATTTAATACCTTAACTACACGATGATGCTTAGACCTATCAGGAAGGGCTGTGACGTTCGCAACTTGGTTCTGGTATGTATCTAACCTTTCGTTGTCTGAACCACCCTTACCAGTCAATGTGAAGGCACTAGAGCAGCTTAATTCAAGGGATGAGTCAAGCTGAGTGACAGTCATTCCAGATATACTTAAACCATCAATACTGTTCTTTAAGCTGGTTAGGATAGCGTCTGCACTAGCTGAGTCTCCAGTTGTATTTGTAACTGTAGATCCATTAACTGTAACGCTGTATGTGGTATTAGCTGTAACAGCTCTGAGCCTTACAGTTCCTACCTTATTAGCAGTAAATGAAGGGACTGCTTGAGTCGTTATAGTCTTAGTCTTATTAGTAATAACAGTTGTATCTTGTACCGTTAGTACGTCATAGTCATTAGCTGTAGTACCTGTTAAATATGAGGTATTAGCATTTGATGTATAGGTTATTGTTGATGCTACACCAGAGGTAACATTCCAAATGTATATAGCTGTACCTTTAATACATCCGATATACTTCTCGTCATTATCTCTATGGATATAGAACCACTTAGCATTGGCATATATATTCTCATTACCTAATCCCTTAAGGAACTTAAACCCAGGTCGTTTAGTTAAACCAAACGTAGGGTCAGGATAAGCATTAATACAATCAACTAACTGTCCTGGTAACTTCTTTGTATCGGGTTGTTTAGATACACCACCTAAGTAATTAGAAATGGTTTGCGTGACATTTGGCATTATCTTTGTAAGGCATGGTATGGTTTGTAGCTGTTGTAATAGTTACCGCCTTGGGGGTGTCCAAAGAATGTGAACTGACCTTGGTTGCATTCATACTCAAGTGCTAAAGCTCTAGCGTAAGCTTCTTTCTGTTGACACATTTTGTATAAACCTTGATCACCTACTATCTTTGAAACAGTAATACTTGCAGCTCTAGCAGTTATATAATCTTGTATCGGTCTGGGTAAATCAACCCAATCAAAGAACCAAACAACATCACATTCTACTTTCTCTGTGAATGTACTTGTATGCTCTTCTTTATCATATAGTTTTCCATTACGTCTAACTACATCCATATGATTATAGTCACCCTTCTCAGCCATATCTATTTGTAAAATATTAGAAGGTATAACTATTTCATTGTTTGTATCAGGAGTAAATGGATAATGATATTCTTTATTAAATGTCCATCCTTCTGATTGGACTTCTCTAGACACCTGTAACAATGTGTCGTATGCAATCGCAACGTCTGGGTTGGTTTGATCTAATGATGTTACAGGAGCTTGACCAACTGACGCTAATATTTCATTAACCGCTGGTAATTCTTGTGTAGCGTTAGTGGTAGGAAATGCCATAGTTAGATATAAATAAAAAAAAAGGGAGCCATAAAGACTCCCAATAAACTTAGAATGCTGAAGGTGCAGATGCGCCTACATACAATTCAACTGCAGCTGAAGGATTAACATAATCAGCTCCACAAGCTAAACGTCCAAGAATAACGTCACCCTGATAAATCACGGATACGTCTCCTTTAGTTACTTGTACTGAAGGACCAATAGCTTCTACCATACCAGCAGCTTCTTTCTGGAAGATAAGTCCACAAGACTTAGCTCCTAGTTCTGTGTTAGTACCGTAGTCGTTCTTGATACCTGTCTGTGCACCAGAAGCATCTTCTGGAGTTACACTT